CTCCTACAGGAGCTCCGAGACTATATCATTGGCACATATAATCAGCATTATGCAACTGACAAGATTCAGACGCTTGATCTGATCGATGCCTGTGGAGATGCAGAAGCATTCTGTCGGAGTAATATTCTGAAGTATGCTTCTCGTTACGATAAGAAGGGCACCGCCCGTCGTGACATTATTAAAATCCTACATTATGGACTGTTGCTGCTTTATTTCAGCGACCAATCTACAAACCGTGAAGAGTATCCTCAATGACAGTTATTTCAAAAGAGACTATTGATCTCCTGCAAAACTTTTCTACTATCAATAAGTCTATCGTTATCAAACCTGGCAATCAGATTCAAACTCTGAGTCTGAATAAGAATATTCTTGCCAAGGCAAAGGTGGAAGAGACCTTTGATCGTGATATGGCAATCTATGATCTGCCTTCCTTGATTGCAGTTTTCAATCTGTTTGAAGGCACTCCTGTTATTGATACTGATGCAGACCAACATCTCTTGATTAGTAATCCTGGTGGTCGCTCCAAGGTCAAATTCTTCTACTCTGACCCAGACATCATTGTCCAACCTCCCGAGAAAGAAGTCGATCTTCCTACTGAGGATGTGCGCTTCCGTCTTGAGGCACCTGTGCTGCAGCAGATTCGTAAAGCGTGGTCTATCTGTGGTGTGCCTGATCTCTGTCTGTATGGTGATGGTCAGTCTATGAATCTGTGTCTGACTGACAAGAAGAATGAAACTTCCAATTCCTACTCAATCGAAGTTGGCGAGACTGACGATGAGTTTTGCTACTGTTTCAAGATGGAGAATCTGAAACTTTACAACCAGGGTTATGATGTTACTATCAGCAGGCACAATGTCGCTCGCTTTGAAGCAGACAATGTGAAGTATCTGATTGCACTTGAGCCCAACAACTGATAAACACTTTTATTATGAATGATTTTCTTTGGGTGGAGAAGTATCGTCCTCAAACTATTGAAGACTGCATCCTCCCTGAATCTGTGAAGTCCACCTTTCAGAGTTTTGTAGATCAGGGTGAGATTCCCAATCTGCTTCTCTCTGGCACTGCTGGTGTTGGTAAGACTACTATTGCCAAGGCACTGTGTAACGAATTAGGAGCAGACTATTATGTTATCAATGGATCGGATGAAGGTCGATTCCTGGACACTGTACGCAATCAGGCAAAAAACTTTGCCTCTACTGTGTCTCTCACTGCTTCTGCTCGTCACAAAGTTCTTATCATTGATGAAGCGGACAACACAACGCCAGATGTCCAACTTCTACTTCGTGCCAGCATCGAAGAGTTTCAAAAAAACTGTAGGTTCATATTCACTTGTAATTTCAAAAACAAAATTATTGACCCCCTACATAGTAGGACGACGGTAGTTGAATTCAATGTCCGTGGGCAAACTAAGCAACAGTTGGCAGGCGCTTTCTTCTCTCGTTGCAGGGATATCCTCAAACGCGAGGAGGTCTCCTACGATGATCGAGTTGTGGCAGAGGTCGTCCAGAAATATTTCCCAGACTTCCGAAGGACCCTCAATGAATTGCAGCGATACAGCAGCACAGGGTCTATCGACACTGGCATTCTGGCGACGTTAGGCGATGCTAATATCAAAGACCTAACTGCTGCACTGAAGGAAAAGAAATTCAATGATGTGAAGAAGTGGGTCACACAAAATCTTGATAGTGATCCTTCTGCAATCCTTCGTAAGATCTATGATAATCTTGCAGATATCATGGACAAACCTAGTGTTGCTGCTGCAGTGTTGATCATTGCAGAGTATCAATACAAGTCTGCCTTTGTTGCAGACCAGGAGATCAATCTCCTTGCTGCCCTTACTCAAATTATGTTGGAGTGTAATTTCAAATGAGCGTAAAGAATATCCGTTTTATCAGCGGTGAGAATGTTATCTGTGATCTGCAAGAAGAGAAAGCAGACACTATTATTATCCGTGATGCTATTGTTGCAATGCCTGTCAATGAAGAAGGCACTCAACTAGGATTTGCACCATGGGCACCACTTCAAGATCCTAGTATCGATGACCTTGAAGTTTCCAGAAACCATGTCATGTATGTTACTGATCCAGCACCCAACCTTGTGGAGCAGTATAATAAAATGTTTAATCGTATTGTAGCACCCGAGAAGAAACTGATCCTATGACATCATTGAAAACACCTCTTCGTTATCCTGGTGGTAAGTCTCGTGCTATCAAAAAGATGGCACCGTATCTTCCAGACATGAAACAGTTTAAAGAATATCGGGAGCCCTTTCTTGGTGGAGGGTCTTTTGCTATTTGGATGACACAGACATATCCACATCTGGATATCTGGGTCAATGATCGATATGAGCCGCTATACAACTTCTGGTGTGAGTTGAGAGACAATGGCAAGAAGATGCGAGATGAGTTGGTGCAACTCAAATATAAGTATTGTACACCTGGATCTGCAAAGGTCTTATTTCTAGAAGCAAAGGAGTATCTGAAAAATGAAACCAAACGGACTGAACCCTTTCATCGTGCCGTTAGTTTTTATGTTATTAACAAGTGCTCTTTTTCTGGTCTCACTGAGTCCTCATCCTTTTCGTCCAGCGCATCTGAATCAAACTTCTCGATGCGAGGGATAGATAAACTTCCGCATTATTCAATGCTGATCAAAGATTGGAAGATTACTAATCATAGTTATGAAAAGCTCCTTACAGACAATCGAGACTCTTTCACCTACCTTGACCCCCCATACGCCATTAAATCTAACCTTTATGGAAGGAAAGGCGATATGCACAAATGCTTCGATCATACTGCCTTTGCTCATGATTGTGATCGCTACATCGGTCCTCAACTTATATCTTATAATTCGGACCAACTTATCAAAGACCGTTTCAGAGGATACGAAGTCTCAGAATACGATCTCACCTACACCATGCGATCCGTGGGATCTTACATGACCGATCAACAAAAGCGAAAAGAATTACTCCTCCTAAATTATGGCCATTGATGATAGGTATCCCCTGAAGGATTATCTCAACTCTATCAACTACACCAAGAAGAGTGTGATGGATACAGATGATCCTGCTTGGGAAAAGAAATATCCAGCATACATTGTAAATAAGTGCATGTCACAT